TAATCCCGACCGTATTTTGCAAAACGCCGTCTAAGTTTTGACTATCTCTACTAATCCAACGATTATGGGCGCTCGGTTCTCTATCGGCATACTGATCAAGAAAAACTTTAGTTTTGCCGCTAGCATCTAAACCGACTCTATATATCTCCTCGGCGTATCGATAGCCGATCGGAATAAATTCTAACAAATACGCTAGTTGATCTTCAAAACTTAAACTCATTTGGCCGGCGTAACCATCGAAGCCGAAAGCTTCATTCATGAATCGTGCTAGTTCGCTCGCTACTTCATCGTTTTCGATTCCGGGTTCAAAACGCCAGCTCGCCGAAAGTAATGTTTGCTTGAGCATATGCCAAGACCGCCGAACTATCGGGTCGGTTCTTAGCATTTCCTCGGCTTCGCTAACCCAGTTTAAGCCGGTTAGACTAGCATTTTTTTCTTTACCGACAATAACGCCGCCGCTTAATTGAGTACCAGTGATACCTCTCGTCTTAAAACGTGGGTACTTAGCTTTTAAATGGTCTAAGTCTCGTTTGTCGTCGTTTTTGGTATTCATGCGACCTCATATATACAAAAGGCATTTAACGTTATTATAAACGTGATTTAACGTTTTAGCAAACAAGTACTGAAAAGTTGAACAGTGTACAAGCTTTCAGTATTGAATAGAGCATAAAAAAACGCTCGGTTTTGGCCGAACGTTTTTAAACGACAAAGTCTAAGTGACAAACTCATAGACTAACTCTTTAGGAGAATCTTAAACTATCGTAAAAGTTTTTTTCGATCAAGTGCTATGGGAGCCATTCTTTGACGTTCGGGTCAAGTATAACGTGATTCGGGTCTTTTGGCTTAATCACTTTTTTACCTGCGAATAATGATAGCTCGTTAATAACGGCGGTTTGTAAATCAAAAAGATGATCGTTTTTAAGCTGTAATTGTATTTGAGCGTCCCTAAGTCTAGCAATCAAAGCGGCTCGGTCGGCGTCACTTTTAGATAATTTATCTTTTAGTTCTTCGACTTCGCTCGGGCTACGACCCGAAGCAATGGCAAGCATCGACGAAATAGAGCCGGTTATCATTCCAAGTATACCGACTAAAACGTCCCTATTCTCGTCTACTATTTTAACGTAAGTCAAAAACAAAATAAGACAAACGACGATTAATAAAAAGATTACGCTAAACCACCAGCCCCGTTTTGACTTCTGATCTTGAATGATTTCTTTGTTTGTTCTTTCTTCATTATCACTCATAAGCCGCCGATTAATTCTAAAAAGGGTTTAAACACTTTCAATAAATCATCGACCCAAAAAAACAAATAATCAAGCTCGTTTAACATTCGTAAACGCTTATCAATAACGATCGGGATTAAAACGCTAATCGCATAACAAACAAATATGAAAGCGGTTCGATTTATGATCCAAAAGAAATGATCTTTTAATGCTCTATCTCGTAAACGTGACTTGATACGTTTAGCACCGCCGAGACGTTTAACTTTATCGTTTCCCGGCGGCGGTTGAAGTGATTCGATAGAAGCGCCGACCGTATAAATAATTTGACTACTTGCAACGCCTTTGAATCGGTATTCACCAGCTAAAGCGTATCGGGTACCTTTCGGCGTGAATGTATTAGTTCTATGTCGAACCGCTTGCATAGCTTCTTTAGTGAGTAATACTTGACCAGCACCACAAAGCGACATAGTTCGAGCGGCTATATTTTTCGATATACCCTCAAGCTCGATCGACTTAGCGCCCGTCATTGTAAAGAGTTCGTCTTGTTGGACTTCGATAACCGAGCCGTAATGAATACCTATACGACATTGAAGCTTTGTTTTGCTTGGTATGCTGGCTTGATAATGTAAAGCGAAATTAACGGCATCGATCGGCCGTTCAAAGCTTAGCATAAAGCCGTCACTTCGATCTATTTCCCGACCTTCAAACTTATAGAGTAAAGAACGAGCTAAGCGATCGTGATACTGTAACCATTCGGCGGCCTTTCGAGCGCCGACTTTTTGGACGAAAGCGGTCGACCCGATTAGGTCAAGTAGTACAATCGCTAAGTATCGTTCTTTGAAAATCATATGTTGAAAACTTTATAAAAAAAGATACCAAGATTCAGCCCGATTTTTTTGTTCTTTTATACAATCTTTCAAAGCAAGTATTAAAGATTTAATTTGACGACGTTCAAGATTGCCGGTGACGTCTCTATAATCAAACTCGCCACGCATCTTTTTTTTCCGATATATGCAAAAGTACATCACTATAACTATATCGGGTTTTTCAGCTTTTACACCTGTTACAACCGGGTGCTTTGTAATGTGTTCTAATTCGTCAATTAATAAATCTATTTGATCGTAATCGTAATCGTAATCGTAATCAATCATTCAAAAACTCCCTTTTTTTACAGCCCCAATATTTACTTTTCGATTTTTGTTTTGACCGCTAGACCGCTTTGTATACTTCCGATTATCGACAGTAGTATCATTCCAATTAAAGATAATACAATCGTATCTTAAAGCGTCTAAAGGGTCTTCTTTACCGTCCTTAACTGGCTTTTCGTTTTTATCCCAAGCATAACTAAGAATTGCTTTTCTTAACGAGTTGCCCGAAGCTTTTTCGCCTCGCTCCCATACGTCCCGAGTAATCAAGTATCGTTTTTGAGCGAAAGCCCTTTTAAGCCTTTGAACGCCATTTAGTATATCGATTCGAATCGGGTCGTTAGTATATCTTAATGCCATTCCTAAACCTTTTGGCGGCGCTGATCTCATAGCCCGAAACGCCGAAGCGCCCGTTTGATCGTTTCTAGCTCGGCCGGCTTTATCGGCGACGCCAGTATCAAGCCAAATCTTAGGCGACGGCGCTAGGCTTTTTAATTCCCGAGGCCAAGCGACCGATGTAATCAATCTAGCTAATTGTTCGGTCGTTACTTCTTTTGGGTTAAACTCGGCACATATAACCGAAGCGTTTAGCCGCTCGTCATGAACGATAATTAAAACGGACGGTTTTCTAAATCCCCAGTCGATAGCTATTCGACCGGTCATCGATTCGTTATACTTCCAATTATCAATAACAAGCGATTCGCTAAACTCATTATAGACTAGACCGGTCGGCGGTCTCGGCTTGTTCATCACCATCGCTTCTCGTTCATCGACCGGTAAAAGCTTAGTCGCTTCGAACCATTCGTCGGATAGATTTTGCTGATTGACGTAGCTTGTAAATAGAAGCGGTTCATATCCGGCGGATTCGCTCATACTACACCACCAAGCGCCGGCGACCGGTAAACCGACAAGAATCATAATCGGCGACTCGCCAGCTCTTAAACGGCCAAGCGCCTTATGTGCGACTTCTTCGTTTAACGTTTGGCATTCGTCAATAAGACAAACGCCCGAGGTAATATTAAGACCTTCTAACGGATTATGAGTACTTTCACGGGTTCCGGGTCGGAAATACGAGCGACACCAAACCGACGACCCGGTATATGAATCAGTCCAAACTTGTTGGGTAAAATTATAAGTCCACCCGAGCGGCGCTAACCATTTTTCAATTTCCGGCATTAATACGGAACGATAACGAACGCTAGTATCGGTCACTAATAAAATACTTGTACCGGGTCGAATCTTAGCAACGGTCAAAATTGAAAAAACGAGCGCCGAAGTTTTACCCGAACCCCAGCCGCAACGAGCCGAGATAACTTTATCTTTTCGAATGATTCCGCCGATGATTTGGCGTTGTAACTCGTTTAGATCGATGTTCATTTTAATACTGGTCTTATTCTTGAATCGCCATAAATCGCCGTTTCTCTTAGAATATAAGACCAGCGAAGCGCTAAATTACGAGCTTTATGATTTATAAACGTATCGCTAAAGCTTTTATAATTCGAAATAGCTCGAAGCGTTTCGGCGTAATCGATCGCCAATAGTTCTATAATTCGAGCTTCATCATAAATGACTCGTTTACCCGAGTCGTCAATTATCGCCGAATCATAAGCCGACCTCGGCGTAATATATCGTTTAACCGAGTCTTCGTTTGCTGGCGGTAATGAACTAAACATCTTCGGTAATAGCCTCATTTAAAATCGGCGCTTGACTCGTGGGAAAGAGAACTTTGAGTATTCGCACACCAAATCGAAGATGTTTTAAAACGAACTTTTTATATTCAGCTTCTTTTCCTTTTCTATACTTAAGAAATCGCTCTCTATCTTCATATCTTATCATTTGTTGAGCGAAACCTTCAGCCAATAAAAAAGTAAGCTTTTCTTTATCGTAAATAACCCGTTCCCCCGAATCGTCAATAATCGCCGAGTCATATCTTTTTTTTGGCGCTATATACTGTTTCCCGGCTTCATTTGTAATTAATTGATAAATTGCACTAGAAGAATAAAAACTCCCACCATTTTTAGAAAGAGCCGATTCTTCATCGCCGAAAGAATACATCCCTTTATCTTTATAAATATATTTATCGCTCATTAAGTACCTATCGAAATAATAATACGTTTCTTCGCTATCGCTCATTCATTACTCGCTTTATTAAATGTTTCTTCACGCAAAACTTTAAACTCTTTTTGAATTAACTTTAAGCGTTCGGCTTGTAGTCGAGTTAAATCAATAATTATAAAAGGCCACTTATGACATTTTGCTTTTTTTAAACCGCTTTCAATTTCAGACAAAATGATTAAGTAGTTTAAACAGATATAATAGTCTTTTTGACTAGTGCTTATAGTTGTAAATGGCCTTTTATCGTCGCCGCTAAACTCGATAATACTTTCATATTTTATGACTATACACTCATCAAATATACTTTTTGATTGATTAGTAAACTTTACTAATACGCTTATCATTCTTAATCTTCTTCTTTTTTTTCGTCGTCTAAAGTTTGGCCGGTAATCGCTTCGGTCGCTTGCGCTAACATTGAAGCGACCAAGCCGGAGCCGTCGTTTTTATCGTTAACCTTTACTTCAAGATCTCGCTTCAAAGACCAGCGACTAGGGAACCGCCGTTCAAGTAAAGCGAGCGGCGCTCGCCAGTCTTCTTTTAGGCGTCCATATTGGCGAACTTCGGCTACAAGAGTCGCCTCGCTGTAATCTATAGCGGCGTCAAACTCGGCGCTAAAATCCGGATCATCGTTTCGCCAAACTTCAACCGTACGACGAGATAAACCGGCTTGAGTACAAGCGGCATGTATGCTTAAGCCGGCTCTTAAGTTTTCTAAAAGCGGTTCTATATACTTAGACGTTTTTTTCGTCTTGCGGTTTTTTAAATGATTCTTTTTCATTGTAAATCTTTCTAGTAACTCCGATCAATTCTCTTGTGACTGTATCAAATAAAGCTTTTGAATGAATGTAAGACTCATCATTTATGTCATTTAATCGCAGATACTTTGCTAAGGCTTTACTTATAAATTTATACCGCTCGGCTATCTCCCGGTCTTGTGCGTTAATGTGCGAATTTTGCGAACTCATAATATACTCACATAAATGATTTACAGCTAAACGACTTAATTCGTCTAATGCTTCAATCGTTGAAGGTTTTTTAGCTTGGGCTTGGGCTTGGGCTTGGGCTTGGGCTTGGGCTTCAAGCTGGCTTTTAGTTGGCTTATGCCTTTGACGTCGCTTAATCTTACCGAATATATCAATTAAAGCGATATGATTCGGATGGTCTGCATTTTCTCGAATTGTCAAAAAAACCATACGACTTATTTCAAAATGTTTTGCGATTCGATCTTTTGTCAATCCGTTTTCATGCATAATCTTAATTGCTTTTAAATCATTGGCTGAAAATGTGTGCCTTGGACTGCCACGCCAATTTTTAAGATCAGTATTTTTTAAAACGTCAACAAGTTTATATTGCTCACTAATTTGATTTACTGTAGTTCTATTCATGTTCATTCACTCCTAAAGCCGGCGGATTCATTCGTCGGCTTTTGGTTTATATAGTTAGCGCCAAGGGTCAAGAGTCGAACCAGTCGAAGACCCGATTTGAAGTTCTCTGTCTTTGTTTAGTTTTTGAAAAGAGAATGATTTGATTTCTAAAAAATTCACGCCGTCATTTTCGTACGATTCGATTTTACCTTGAATTAAAATCTTATCCCCTTTTTTGATCGTCGAAGAAGCTCGCTCGGCGCTCCGTCCGATAATCTTGATTTTATGCCAAGTCGTATCTTTTACCCATTCGCCGATTTTATTTTGATAGTTCTCATTTGTCGCCAAGGTAAACGAAGCAAACGACTGACCGTTTCGAGATTGTTTAAACTCGGCATTTTTCCCAGCGTTTCCGACTAATAGTATATTATTCATTGTGCTAATAGCTCGCTTATGCATTCGTTTATGACTTCGTCTTGATTTGCTTTTCTTTTTGACGATAGAACAAGCCTAGCTCTTAATCTTAGACTACTATATTTAAAGTTTGGTATATGATGATAAACATCATTAATGACGTACTCTAAAAGAACGCTAATCGCTTCGCTTCGACTGATATCATGAGCTTTGCTAATACTGTCGCATTTGTCGGATAAATCTTCGTCGATGCGTAATGAAATCATTTTCTTAGTCAATTTAAACTCATTTCTAAAAAAAGCATCGACGAGAAAGTTAATCCAAAGTCTCAAAAAGGACACTCGCCGCCGATACTTAATACACTGTATTACAACTTTGCATAGAATTAAGCAAGCAAAAAAAACCCGGTCGCTAAGTGTTAAAAAAAAGAACTGATTTCCAACTTGCCAAATAATAACATTTTCCCGACCGGGTCTTTGACTATATCCGATGGTTTTTTATTGTACAATAGCTATTTTTGAAGACCTTTTTTGAACTAGCGGCGCTTCGCTTGTATCATCATTAAAATAAATCTTGGCGCTTTGTATGCCGCTTTCATTTGCTCGATAATGCATAAGTACAGAACCGGGTTTAAGCTGTAAATGATAGTATTGAAAAACGCCGTCGATTTCCCGATCGATCATTTTTACTTGACCGTCCAAAACGATAAACGACCAAGCGCCGAAGCTTTCATCGAATGTATTTGTTCTTAGAATAACTTCTTTTGCTTTTATCGTTTTAGCGTTCATTTATTAATTCTTGTACCAGTGTTTAAAGTCGCTTTCGGGTCGGCGGCGGTCTTTACCTTGCATTTGAACCGGTTCGTTAAACATAGCGTCAAAACGGCTTCGAATTGCTGGGTTATTGTCTATCGATTGCATAAAAGCATAAGGCGTTAAGTTTGTCGTAATGACGATTGATAAGTCGCCGCTTTCCCACCGCTCATATATAGAACCG